GATCGACCTGTTGCAGGCCTCTGGAATCATTCCGAACGATAACCAGATTGATCGGTTGCACATCCACCGCAAGGAGGTCATCAAGGGAGGCAAGGCAGTGATCCAGATCACTCGGATTGACTAAGGAATTGGAGCGTAACGGTTGAATGGCTTCTGCCGCTCACGCGAAGGCAGACCACGAAGTGTGGACGAGTAGGGCTCTGTAGCCAGGAGATCAAAGCAAAACGGAGTTGGAAGTCTTAAAATGCTATCGGCCTTCCGAGAATGAGAGCTCCTACGCTGCGCTCCACTGAAAAATAGGACCGGGCTTGTGGTGCGGCCAGCACTATAGGAGAGGGGTCTCCTAGCAGCTTGACCGGTCCTACTCACAATCAGGGATATGAACCAAAGCAACGTCAGTGTTTTTCAGCAGATCTTTGACCGGTATGAGAATGACCCGGTTGGCTTCTGTACGGATATTCTTGGTGTAGAGCCCCAGGAGTGGCAGGCAGAGCTTCTGAGAGCAGTAGCAGATCCGGAGGTACGTCAGTGTTCAACGGTCTCGGGCCACGGAACGGGGAAGAGTTCAGCCGCAAGTTGGGCGATGATCTGGCATATGCTCACCAGGTATCCTCAGAAGACTTTGGTGACGGCTCCAACCAGTGGCCAGTTGTATGATGCCTTGTTTGCCGAATTCAAGACCTGGATCAAGAAACTGCCAGAGCCTTTGCAACAGCAATTGATCGTCAAGCAGGATCGAGTGGAGCTCGCAGGAGCTCCGAGCGAGAGCTTCTGTGCAGCAAAATTAAGCCGTCCAGAACAGCCAGAGGCCCTGGCTGGAGCGCACAGTGAGAATATTCTGTTGATTGCAGACGAGGCCTCCGGAGTTCCTGAGCAGGTTTTTGAGAGTGCATTAGGATCGACATCCGGATCCAATTCGACGTTCCTCCTCCTGGGTAACGGAGTCAGGAGCTCTGGCTTTTTCTACGACACTCATCACCGGCTCAAGCCGTACTGGAAGACATTCCGAATCAGTTGTCTCGACTCTCCGCTGGTGAGTCCAGCATACGTCGAGGAGATGAGGCTCAAGTACGGAGGAGAGGAGAGTAACGCCTTCAGAGTGCGTGTACTGGGTCTCTTTCCAAAGAGTGATGACGATACCGTCATTGCAATGGAACACGTGGAGCTCGCCAGACATCGCAAGGTGTACCAACCCAGGGAGACCCCGATCATTATTGCTGCCGATATTGCCCGGTTTGGAGACGACTCAACGGTAGCGGTAGTCCGCCAGGGTCGTAGGGTCCTCGAGGTCCATTCCTGGAAGAAGCTCGACCTGATGCAGACCTCCGGAAGGCTAGTGGAGTTGTATCAGCGAGATTGGTATCTCCCGGTAGAGGAGGTCCTGATTGACTCGGTAGGCTTGGGATCGGGGGTACTGGATAGATTGAGAGAGCTTGGGTTGCCAGCCAGGGGTGTGAATGTGGGAGAGGCTCCGAGTATGAGTGAGAAGTATGCGAACCTGAGAGCAGAGCTCTGGTTTGAGCTTGCAGACTGGTTCAAGGGAGAAGTGTCGATTCCAGACAACGAGGAGCTCGTCAGGGACCTGGTCGCAACCCGCTACAACTATCGAAGTAACGGCACACTAGCAATTGAGTCGAAGGCGGAAACCAAAAAACGATTAGGTCACAGTCCAGACTACGCTGATGCACTGATGATCTCGATGGCCAGCCGAGCGATTGACGCTCGGGGCCAGTATCGTAGGCACAAGGTACGTACCAAGAAAAGGATGGTCGCCAATGTCTGCTAGCTACACAACTTACTTTCTCGTCACCTGGACCTGGACCTGTATGCAGGCAGTAATCCCCTCGATGCTGCAACACGCACCGGAGCCGATCGCTAGCCAGTATGCGCTTCAGCAGTGCAGTTGTGTGATTGACAAGTTCCGAGACGTTGTCAGTGAGAAGCAACTCCAGATGCTCACCGTGGGGCAACGTAAGGAGATGGGGGACTCATTCGCTCGACAGTGTACTGGCCTGGAGAAGGAGATATGAGTATCACGTACCGAGGAGAGGTTTTCGCTGGGGTGAACAAGCCCAAGAGGACACCGAATCACCCGAAGAAAAGCCACGCTGTGCTAGCCAAGGAAGGCAACCAGGTGAAGCTGATTCGCTTTGGACAGCAAGGGGTGTCTGGCGCAGGATCCAATCCAAAGTCGGATAAAGAGAAGAAACGAAAGCGTAGTTTTTACGCGAGACACTCCGCGCAAAACCCCAGTGGGTTGCGTAATAAATTCAGTAGTCTGTACTGGTCCGCTCGCACAAAATGGTAGTCAATGGCAAAACCAAATCTCTTTGATAATATCCGCAAAAAACGAGCTCGTATTGCTGCAGGCAGTGGGGAGCGGATGAAGAAACCAGGCGAGAAGGGCAGGCCTTCCAACAGGACCTTCAAGATTGCAGCGGCAGGAGCCAAGAAGAAGTGATGGAGTTTCCAAACAGAGCACCGAGCTCTGTTTATTTTACAAATCTCAAACGAGAGAGACAGATGTACGGCAAGAAACACGGTGGCGCAATGGGGGCATACAAGAGCAAGGTAATGGGGGCATACGGTAAGAAGAAGAAAAAATAATATGGCAAAAGAGGCAGTCCACTATTATAGAGATGGGACAAGGTACACTGGCAAAACCCACAAGATGCCAGACGGCTCGCTGCATAGCGGAGCCGTACACGGCAGAAACAGCGAGAAGGTTTTCCACTTCAAGGATTTGAGCGCAGCCTCCAAGCTGCGAGCAAAAAAAAGGTCTGATGTCTGATGAATTGAAACCGATGTCAATTGAGGAGCTCGAGTCCTGGATCTCGGCAACTCTGACGGATGCAATTGACTTTAATGACCACACCATCAGTCCGCACCGGGCTGAGGCGATGCGTTACTGGTTAGGACATCCGTTCAACGAGTCAGGTCATTCTCCTCCAGAGGAAGATGGCAGATCTCAGATTGTTGATCGGTCTCTCCACGATTCGGTCAACCAGGTCTTACCGGCCTTGATGCGGATCTTCTTTGGATCAGAGAAGGCAATTTCCTTCACACCTCGCAAACTCCAGGACGTGCCTTTCGCAGAGCAGGCAACCGACTACGTCAACTATTTGTTCCGGGACAAGAACAACGGCTACCTGGTGATGAGTGACGTGCTCCAGGATGCACTGATCAAGGGTCTCGGAGTAGCCCAGGTCTATCACGATGAGCGATCGAGCACCCAGACGAGAGAGCTCTCTTCTGTGGGTCCGGATGCTCTAGCGTACATTCAGCAGCAGGGTCAGTGGCAGATTGTCAATTCCCAGCAGAATGAGGATGGGACTTTTGACCTGGACTTGGCCAAAACGGAGATGACGAGCGATATCGTGATCGAGTCCGTACCTCCGGAGGAGTTCCTGATTGATCGGTACGCGACAGATGAGAATGATTGTAAGCTGGTGGCAAGACGACAGCACTTGAGGGTTTCGGACCTCGTCGAGATGGGCTATCCGCTGGAGAGTTTCAAGGACTACGTTGGCCCAGACCAGGAGTACAAATCAAATGAGGAGTGGCTCCTCCGTAACCCGAGCCACCGCTTTGTCCAGGAAGACGACTCTGACTTTTCGAACCGGGAGATCATCTACACTGAGAGCTATGTTCGCGTAGATGTCGATGGTGATGGTAAGCGTGAGCTCCGCAAGATCTGCACAGCCGGTACGAGTCACAACATCATCAACAACGAACCGGTTGATGAGCATCCGTTTATCCTGTTTAGGATGCAGCCTCTCCCGCATTCCTGGGAAGGAACCAGTTTGTATGACGAGGTTGGAGATCTGCAACGGATCCGCTCGGCCCTGCTGAGATCTCAGCTTGATGCCTTGGCGCTGGCTGTAAATCCGCGCCTCGGCTACTTGGAAGCGGCAGTGGACGTGGATGATCTGCAGGATACGTCGATTGGAGCTCTGATTCCGATGCGCCAACTGGGAGCAATTCAGCAGATCGAGGTCCCGAATGTTGGGAGCCAGGTCTTCCCGATGCTGGAGTACCTGGACAAGATTGCAGAGAGTAGAACCGGGATCAGTCGCGCCTCACAGGGTTTGGAAGCAGAGCATCTCCAGAGCACAACAAGGGCAGCGGTAGAGATGCAACGAGGTGCAGCCGAGGCGAGGTTGGAGTTGATTGCTCGCAACCTGGCAGAAACCGGTATGCGTCCGATGTATGAGAAGATTCTGAGGCTAGCCACCTACCACGGTAGTGCAGAGGACATCTACCTGATCCGAGGGCAGTATGTTCCGGTAGATCCCACTCAGTGGCCCAAGATGAGTGCTCGAGTGTCCCTTCCCTTGGGAGGCTTGGACACCCAGTCCAAGATTGCCACCTACCAGATGATTCTAGCTGAACAGGAGAAGGTGATCCAACTGCTTGGGGTCCAGGACAACCCACTGACGAGTCTCCAGCAGTGGCGGGAGACGATGCTCAGGATGCTGGAGCTCCAGGGAATACACGATGGGGCCAGACTCTGGAACGATCCAACCGAAGCGATGCAGGCGATGGCACAGCAACCTCCGGAGGAGCCTGAGAAAACGCCAGAGCAGATGTTAGCAGAGGCAGAGGTCCAGAAGAAACAAATGGACGTGATCCAGCGCCAGGTCGAGATGAAGCGCAAGGACGACCGGGAGCGTGATCAGCAGGAGATTGATTTGTTCCTCAAGATCCGCGAACTCGAGCTCAAGCACGGAGTGCCAATTGATCCAACGCCCATTTACCAGATGCTTTCCCGCAATCGGGAACTTTCCAAGATCACTGAGGCTGCAGAGGCCCAGCAGTATGAGCAGAGACTACAACCACAGCCAGGGATAAACTGATGGCCAGGACACGCTACGGAGCTCGTAGACGACCGGTTGAGGAGCGCAGCGATCCACTAGCAGCCCTTGGTAGTTTTCTGACAGACCTGGGGATGGAGATGTCTCCAGCAGTAAACGCCTACCGGGCTGGGGAGTTCAGTAAGGAGTACCCGGTCACTCCGTTCGCAACGGCTGGGGACCGTTTCCGCAATATGCTCCAGGAGCCTGAGTATCAGCGTTACCTCGACAACATCGCCAGTGCTGGGATGGGAGCCACAACCAAGGCAACGAA